TCTTCTCGTACTATTTCTCTAATCTTTTCTTTACTTCCATCAGTTATGGTTTTATTACCATACTTTTTTTCAAGAAGATTCATTAATTTATCTATTTTTTCCATTAATATCCTCTTTGGTTATAATTAGCCGCTTGGACTATTCTTTCTCTTCGTAGTTGTTCCATTTTGAACTGTCGCATTCCTTCATTCATATCCTTTTCGTATAGGGATTTGTTCTGAGGATTCGAAATCCAATCTTTCCAACCGTATTGTCTTATGTTTATCATACGATTATAAATATGTAAATTTTTGGAATAAAGGTTATTTGTTGCGTTTTCCTTTATGGGAATCAATTCTATCTAATATTTCATTGAGTAATTCATTCTTAATGAACCCCGCCATTGAAGCGTTTTTAAGAGCTGATATCATTTGGAACACCATAAAGGGTGCTAAGATTGTTTCTGATAACCAAGACGTACCATCAAATCCTAATTCTATGGATAATATTACTGTAAGGATTAACTCCCATGCAAATATGTTTTTAACAACTCTGAGAGCTTTGTAGGTTTTGAACCCCTCTCTTTTCATTCCACCAATGATTCCAAAGAACCCATCTAGTATTAAAACTAACAGAACTGCCATATATTGTTCTGAATTTCCCATTGTTAAATTCATTAAGTATGTACCTATAAAAGTACAAATAGATGTAATTCCTAACCCCGCCATCATAGGAGTGCTTTTTAATAATATCATTTTTTCTTCCGCTATATACATTTTGTAGAGTTTTTACTTTTTTGCGAACTTCTCAATTCCGGCAATTCCGAAACATCCTAATGTAATCCAAACAAATGAATTATATATGAATTCGTTAATTACCAAATCTTTCCCAAAGTATCCAGTTGTTAAGTCTACAACTGCGAATAACGTCATTACTGCGAATGACATGAAACCTATAACATTTTTTTCATTGATGTTGTTATCATCTTTAAATATATCACCAAAAGCCATAATTTTTCTCCAAATCCATTTCATATCCGTAACTCCTTTTTTTTGTTTGTACTCATCAATAACTATAGTGGGTTTTTAAAATCCACTCATAATTATCTCATCTATTTTTTCCTGAACTTCTTCTCTTGTAGCTGTCATATGAAAACTAATATCAGCTTGGTATCGTTTCTTCTCTTCATCGTACTGAAGTATTAATATTGTAGGTACAACTACTATTTTCCACTTCTGTTGAAGTTTAGGTTTCTTAGCTATATCTACAAATACTAATTCAACCTCATCTAAATCTTCAATCCATTCTACATCATTAGTACTATTCCAACCAGCGTTAAAATGCATTACTACAACTTGTGCGCTTATCAGGTTACTTAGTAGTAGAAACATTGATACAAATAAAAACTTTTTCATAGTAATCCCTTATCTTAATTTATCGAGCTTATCTTCCATTCTGATTAAACGTTCTTTTAATTCCTCTACATCAGATTGGGTTGTCATAATAGTTTGTCGTATAAGTTGGTCTTTCATATCATATTCCATACGAGTAACATCAGGTGGTGGTGCTATGGGTAGTTGTTTCGCTTCTTCTATATCAGCTTGTAATGCAAACCACATTCCTATTACAGTTGCTACTCCTACTAAAACTAAACCCAACGTTTTCAGGTCTAATGTAATTTTAGTTTCTTCGTTTAATTCTTTTGCCATCTTCTTTACCCTTATAGTATAATAAAGTTTATTCCCATTGAGAAATCATACCAGCTACGATTCCAATACTTATGATACTTACCTTCTGTAAATATCCCTAATGATTTTGTAAATCTGTATCCAAATATCAATCCACCTGAATAATCAACCCATCCGCCACCATTGTACTTATGATAACTATACTCATCTGTACTTTTTATGTGGTAAGGCATTACGTTTGCCCAAGAGTGTAACCAGAATTCTTTAGTATAATGATAATAATCAAAACCCATTACTAATGAATACTCAAATTTCTGTGGAAGTAGTGCTTTTTCTCTATCTACATAATCTGATAAGATTTGTGGAATCACAACTTGTTCCCAAATATCTGTTGAATTTGCTACTACATTTCCATTAGGATTTAGATATCGGATGTTATTTACATCGTTGAAATCTACACTATATCCCATTTCTTCAATTGCTAGATTAGTAAAGTGTATATCACCTGTTTGTAATATCCAATCAGATAATGGGTCGAACCCATATGGTTGTGATAATCTTTGAGCTGCTCCAATGTTTACTGAAAACTTTCTACTGAATTTGTGTCTATATCTTTGAGATGCTTCAAAGTAATTAATATCTGCGAATTGGTCTGCTAGATACTCTACTTTAAAAACATACTTATCGGCGATATATCTTAGGAAGTGGTCTTGACTAAGGAATGATTTACCTTGTTGCCTTCTATAATCTAATTCAAATAGATACTCAAATCCTCTTGATTTACTACCAATCGTTGCTGCATCTGAGAATGAGTTCTCAGTACCATTTTTGAATCTATTCTGAATATTAGGTTCATATCCAAATCTTTGAATCTTTCTTATTCCAAATACTGCTGAATAATCGTATGGTGTTGATGTTTTTTCCGTTGTCAACCCATTTGTAACAGAGTATGATGTTACATCTGATACTGAGTTGTTACCATTATATGCTGCATAGAATGTAGAATACTTAAATTCTTTCTTCAGAGTTTTCATAAACTTAGAAGGTGTTTTCTTAACTTTAACTTCTTCCTTTTTTGTTGCAGGAAGTGTAACAGTCGTTTGGCTATACATAACCAATGGTAACATACATAATATTAATAATATGTTTCTCATCTTTTTAATCCTCTTTTACTATTTTTTTATTATAAATGTTTCCATCATAATTTACCTGAAGTATATAGATTCCTGTTGGTAGATTTCTCATATCAACTTCTGCTCTCTTTTGGTTTTCACCACTTCTTAATTTTCTTCCAGATAAATCATATAAATCGAATTTAACATTGTTCAAAGATGTTGTTACGTTAAGAACATCTTTTGTTGGGTTAGGATACACAGCAATCATCTTACCACCTAACTCAGAAATATCTAATGGATACCCATCAAAACAATACTGATATAAACTCTGGCAATCAGAATCCCATTCAGTATCACAACAATAACTATCTACATCAATTACCCACGCATAACAAGGATTGTTTAACCAATATGGTTCACCCGGTCCACCTATACAACCTGCATCGTATAAACATGCCGTTGTATCAGATACGTTTGCAGTTGGGTCGTAATTGTAAGCTGCTACATCTGTACACCCTACTATTGATTCGATACAACTTCCGTTATCAACGTTTGCTAATGAATCATAGTTTACTGCCGTTGAATCCATACATCCATAAACAAATGGAATACAAGGGTTTGATAAATCCGTTTCTGATACCTGATTAACATTAGCCGATGCATCGTAGTTAAATGAATTTGGATTCATACAACCATATATGAAAGGAATACATGAACCATTATCTACGTTTGCGTTAGGGTCATAGTTGAATGATGTTGAATCCATACAACCATAAACAATAGCAATACAAGGGTTTGTTAAGTCTGTTTCAGATACCTGATTGGTATTTGCTAATGGATTGTAATTTAAAGAAGTCGGGTCCATACATCCGTAAACGAAAGGAACACAACTACCATTATCTACATTTGCATTCGGGTCATAATTATATTGAGTTGAATCCATACACCCATATACTATTGGAATACAAGGATTAGATAAATCTGTTTCTGATGTTTGGTTTGTGTTTGCTAATGGGTCGTAATTTAATGAGTTAATATCCATACATCCATAAACAAATGGTACACAACTCCCATCATCCGTATTTGCTAATGGGTCGAAGTTAAATTGAGTTGAATCCATACATCCATAGATACGAGCAATACAACTACCATCATCGGTATTTGCTGTTGAATCGTAATTTAAAGAAGTCGGGTCCATACAACCATATATAAATGGTACACAACTCCCATCATCCGTATTTGCATTAGGGTCATAATTAAATTGTGTATCATCTGTACATCCAAAAATAAATGGAATACAGGCGCCTGGTGTATTTGCTAATGGGTCATAATTAAACTGAGTAGAATCCATACAACCAACTATTTCAGGAATACAACTCCCATCATCTACATTTGCGTTTGGATTATAATTAAATGCTAAAGGATTCATACATCCTTCTACAATTGCAATACAAGTTCCATCATCTGTATTTACATCTACCATCGGGTCTCCAATTGGTTGAATGTAATTAAGTGAAGTTGAATCCATACATCCTAAAATTACAGGAACACATACATCACCAAAATATGGTTGTGCAGTTGTTGATTGGCATATTGGGAATTGTAACGGCCCTGCTGTAAAGTATGGTACATCTACAATAGTATCACCAGTCGGACCTGTTAGAGTGTATCCTACCTGATTTATTGTTTGTACTGATTGTTGAGTTGTGAATAAGTAAAGTTTAACTGGTTCAAAAATATTTAACTGAACGTTGTTGAATGTAATTGAATTACCATCATTCTGTCCCATTTTATATTGTGGTGATAACCAACTACCTTGTTTGATACCTAACCAAGTTCCACTCCATCCGTTTGATGCTCCATCACTAAGTGTTAATGTGTAATCTCCTACCATTATTTCACTTTGATTTGCAGTATTATCATAATTGAATGCGTTAGGGTCTGTACAACCTAAGATTCTAGCTGGCCCACAACTGTTATCATCTATTGTTGCAGTTGGGTCATATGTTGTTGAGAATGGGTTCATACAACCGAATATATCCGTACTGTTATATGAACAAATATCCCCACTATTAAATGAATCTGATTGGAAATTATATCCAAAGTTAGCTCCTACTGTATCTACTAAATCAAATAGTTCAACTCCATCACAATTAAATAGTTCAATGTTTCCATCTACTGAACCACCTGATGTTGAACCACCAAGACCATCTCCATAAGAATCTGATAATGTTATATCTACTAATACATTTGTATCTACACAAATGAATATTTCAATTGGAACACCAGCGGGTGCATTTGAAGTATTATATGTTCCTTGTGGTGCAGAGAATATAACTCCATTTGGGTCACCAACTACAATTTCGTTTTCTTGCGGCCAATTATCAGGAGTGAATACTAATTTTAAATATGTTTGGTCAGAACCACATCCAGTTGGGCCACTTGATGCACAACTTCCATCATCATCTGTTGCCCAAGGGTTATATGAACTTGATGTAGGGTCTGTACACCCTAATACTGTACCACAATCATAACAACTTTCCCAACAATATATTGGTAGTGTTATTGGTTGGCTCTGTACATCTAAAAGTCT